AAAACTGACAGGTGTTAAGTATGACATCAATAACCTGTCAGACGTGTACCAAGCAATTCATGCCATTCAAGAGAATTTAGATATTACCGGGACAACTGCTAAAGAGGCAGCGACTACTTTTAGTGGATCGTTCGCATCCATGAAAGCAGCAGCTCAAAACGTCTTAGGGAAATTAGCTCTTGGTGAAGATATTATGCCTTCATTACATCAACTTTTTGAAACCGTTAAAACATTCCTTGTAGGTAATCTTATTCCAATGGTATGGAATGTGTTGAAAGGGATCCCCCAGGTTTTAGCTGGTGCACTCGGTGAGCTTATGCACATGCTTTTCGGAGACTACATTGGAGAAAGCATTATGAATGATCTTTATGATGTTTTTGATAAAGTAGGAGGAGTGGTCAGCACTATCTATGATATGATTTTCGGATCATTGAGTAAGAAAGATAATATAGATTTTTTAAAGAAGCTAGGAATCAACGAGAAAACAGCTAGTAGCATTGTGAACATTGGCGATAATATCCGAACCATGTTTGAAAATATTGGTGCTGTTATTAGTAACGTTGCTGGGATTGTTGGAGAATTTATTAGTGATCTTTTTGGACTTGCTAAAAGTAAAGATAGTGTTGGAGGAGTAGCTTCAGCTTTTGAAGCCATTACTAAAGTTTTAGCTGATGCATCAGGTAAAGTAAAAGATTTTACAAAGTGGATGCGTGAGAATAAAACAGTTATGGATATTGTTAAATCTGCTCTAGCCGGAGCCTTAGCAGGTTTTTTGGCATTTAAAGCAATTACAACTATTCAATCTATTATCACAGGTTTCAAATCAGCACTTTTAGCCGTTAAAGGCGCAGTTTTAGCTTTTAACGCTGCAATTGCTGCTAACCCACTCGGAGCATTAGTAGTCGCTATTACTGCTGTCGTAGGTGCATTAGTCTGGTTTTTCACCCAAACAGAAACGGGTAAGCAGATTTGGAGTGCTTTTGTTGATTTTGTAGTAGGCTTATGGAATGGTCTTGTAGAGTTCTTTTCAGGTTTATGGGCAACCATATCAGAAGGAGCAATAAACCTTTGGAATGGTGCTGTAGAAGTCTGGAATAGTGTTATCGAAGGAATAAAAAATGCTTGGAATGGAATCGTAGAATTCTTTGTTGCTTTGTGGGAAGGTATTTCTAGTACCGCTACAGCTGCATGGACTACAATTACAGAAACAGTAATGGCCATTGTCCAGCCTTTTATTGATGTTTTTATGTCAATTTGGAATGGAATGAAAGATGGTCTAGGTCAGATTTTCGAAGGCATTAAAACAATTTTCAGTGGGGCATGGGAATTAATAAAGAGCATTGTAATGGGTGCGGTACTATTTATCATTGATTTGGTAACTTTAGACTTTACAAAAATGGGTGAAGATCTAGGATTGATTTGGGAAAGTATCAAATCTGCCGTATCAATGATTTGGGATGGTATCTGTACTTATTTTAGTGGGATTATTTCTACAATCATAGGATACTTCACTGGTGCTTTTGAAGGGCTTAAGACGTTCTTATCTGGAATCTGGGATTCTATAAAAGAAACTGCAATAGCCATGTGGAATGCAATATGTCAAGCTATTCTTGGTATTATAGATGCTTTCGTAGCTAGCGCAAAAGCCCTTTGGGAAGGTTTCAAATCTTTCATGTCGGGATTATGGGAAGGTATCAAATCCACAGCAATAGGCATGTGGGAAGGTATTAAATCTGGTCTTGGTAGTATTTTCGATGGAATTGCTAGTGGTGCACAAAAGGCATGGGATACCATGAAAAACGGAGTTAAAGACCTTTGTTCAGGTATTAAAGGATTTTTCTCTGGCCTAGCAAATATCAATCTTTGGGATGCTGGTAAAGCTATTCTTGATGGCTTCTTAGGGGGATTGAAAAGTGCGTATAATGGTGTTAAGAATTTTATCGGTGGTATTGCAGACTGGATCCGTAAACACAAAGGTCCTATTTCTTATGACCGTAAGTTATTGATACCTGCTGGTAAAGCTATCATGGGAGGATTTGATGCTTCTTTACAAAATAGTTTTAAAGATGTGCAAAGAACTGTTGGTGGAGTAGCTGGATGGATTTCAAATGCATTTACAGGTGATGATTTTGACTTTGGATCAGGAGCATCTTTCAGTAAAGATATCACATCCACTTTGCAGATGCCTAACGCTAAATATGACACAACTGAGTCTAGAATGGTGTCTGAGATGATGATTCTGAGATCAAGTTTAGATACTTGGCTTGAGAAGATATCAAACAAAGACTCTAATACTTACTTAGATGGAGAAAAATTAGCCATCAATGCCTATCAACGTCAAGGACGAATCATGGCTAGAGAGGGGATCTAATGGCAGTAAATTATCTGATTATCAATACTTTTAACACAAACACTATATCAGATAGTGTGGTGACTGATTTTGGAGATATTAAAGGTGCTATCCCTCGATATGATGAGCAGAAAAAACTATTTGGAATGAATGGCCAGTATAACATTGAAGATGGTGCTTATGATGGATATGAGCGAACTTTGAAGTTGTTTGTTAAGCGATATGAAGATGCTCAAGCTATTATTAACGCATTCCAGAAGCAAGACAATGTATTGGAATTTAGTTATCAGCCTGGTAGCATTTACTATGCCGATTTACTTGAATCAGAAATCTCGCCTCATGGCCAAAATAACTGGATTGTAAGTATCAAGGTGTATCAACATCCTTTCAGATATTTAAAAAATGTTCAAGAGGTTGTGCTGTCAGGACGTGGGACAATTACTAATCCAGGTACAATTTACTCGGAACCAGTTATTACAGTTGAAGGGCAAGGAGAAGTAACTCTAACGATTGGCAACCAGACAATGGGATTGAACCTATCAGGTGGGGCTAAAATTGATTGTAGGCAACGGAAACAAAACGTTTATACATTGAGTGGGCAACTCAAAAACACCTTGCGGACGAGAGGTCCTTTTTTTGAACTGCCTAAAGGAGTTACAGGCGTAACTACATCTGGTAATGTTTCCAAAATCAAAATTCAAGGAAATTGGAGGTATATCATTTGATTTATTTAAAAGAGGGTAATATACCTCTTAATTTGTGTACAGATGATGACATCAGCCAGCAAGAAAATAATACTTATCAAGTCACCTTCAAGTATCCTGTTAGTGATGAAAAATGGAGCCTACTACAAAACGAAGTTCATTTGTTGGCAGATGATTTGTCAGGAGAACAAGAATTTGTAATCATTGACATCCAAAAGGGGCACGGATATATCACTGTATATGCTAATCAAGTAGCAACGTTGCTAAATGGATATAGTATCCGCAAGATCAATGTAGATCGGGCGAATGGTTTTACTGTGATGAACAAGCTAGTAGAAGGGCTAAAGAGAGAATGCCCTTTTACTTTCTTTTCTGATATCTCTGAATTACATACTTTAAACATAGAGAATGTATCAGTAATTGATGCACTACTAAAAGGTCAGCACTCGATTATTGGCCAGTGGGGTGGTGATTTAGTCAGAGATAAATACTCAGTGAGATTGTTAAAAAATGGAGGGATTGAGAATCAATCTCTTTTTATGTACAAGAAAAACCTTTCTGAGTACAAAGAATCCACAACTACTAAATCGCTTAAGACAAGAATTCATTTCCGTAAGGTTATTACCGCATCTGGAGAAGGAGAGAAGGACAAAATCCTTGAGGCTACTGTAGACAGTCCACTTGTAGATAAATATAAGCATATCTACGAGGATGACATGGATGTCCAAGATCAAGATGTTAAAACCATTGAGGATTTAAAAGAGTATGGTAAGAAATACTTTCAGTCAAGTCTTTGCGATTTGCCAGATGAGAGCTTAGAGATTGATGTTCTGGGTCATGCTGATCAACCAGTAAAACTATTTGATACAGTATCAATTTTTTATGAACTCTATAATGTTGATATTCGCAAAAAGATTACCAGTTATAACTACAGTCCAATGTCTAAAAAATTGAAGAAGATTGGATTTGGTAAAATTTCACGTTCGCTAGGTGGTGCGATTGGCAAAATCGTTGACGATGTAGTCAAAGAGAAAATTGCTAGTCACGATGCTGAATACGAGGCAAAAGTGCAGAAGCTTGTAGATAATGCCAATGCTGAGTATGAGAAACGAGCCAAGGAAATTGAAAATAAGGTCACAGATGGCGTTGAGGAAGCAAAAGCGAAAGCTGAAGTCGTGAAGCAGGAAGTAAATGGAATTATTGCACAAAAAATCTTTGAATCAAAACAACTAACTGACTCAGAAATTGCAAAAGCAAATGAAAAAGCACAGAAAGCTTTAGATAAAGCAGGCACAATTCCAGATACCAATCAATTGTTGTACCAGATCAAACAACAGGTTTTGAACAGTCCAGATCTGTCACGTAAGGTAACAGAAACGCTTAACCAGACTGACAGCGGGGTTATCTATAATAAAATACTTCAGAATGTCAGAACTGACTTTGTGCCAAAACAAGATTTTGATGGTTTTGCAAATAGCACAAATAGTGATCTTTCGGATTTGATGACAAAAGCTATCAATACTGAAAGTGCTATCAAAAGACAAACCTTAGAATTTAACAAACTCACAGAGTCGAACAAACTCTATGAACGTATCATTGGAACATCTGAAACAGGCGCCCCAGACCAACTATCACGGATGGTAATGTCTAGCCAGATATTTCAAACAGAGGTTGGTAAGTATGTCACGGATGATAACAACTTGATTGTTAATTCAATGACGATGGACAAAAATACGCTTGTCAATGCCTCAAGAAATGGTGTGGAAATTTTTGTTAGAGATGGTGTATTTACTATCAAAGCACAAGGATTGACAAGCTATAATTTTAGTGGTTTTACTTTGCCGATTTATGTTAAAAAAATTTATCGTGGGGAAACGTACACTCTAGGTTTTAAATATCGCATTCGGCAAAAAGTGGACACTAACTTTGTTTTCGTAGTCAAGAACCACAAATTAAATAAGGGTCTCCTTTCTGCTGATTTAGCAAATCCTATTACACCAACTTCGGACGAATGGCAAGAATTTCAAAGAACTTTCACTGTTCAGGAAGATTTTCTGTTCGGAGAAGATTTTAACTATCCGTTTTACATTTACATGGCCAAGAATGGCTGGATCGAATTTAAAGAGCCAATCCTTGTCCGTGGATCAAATACAGGGCCATACAAGCCTAGCCAATTTGATGACGCTTACAAAACAGCTAATAGGGCCAGAGAACTAGCGGAAGCCACACACACTCAAGTCACGCAACTCGCTGGCTCGTATGCAATTGAAAATCTTAATAGCGCAGGCGATATTATCAGCGGAATTAATTTAGGCGCAGACGGGAATAATCGTTTTGTTGGTAAGTTGACTCATATTACAGGTGAAACCCAAATTGATAATGCAGTTATCAAATCAGCAATGGTTGATAAACTAAAAACAGGGAATTTTGAATCTGGATCAGTAACCACTCAGATTATTGCTAGTAATGCAGTGACTGCAGATAAACTACTAGTGGACTCTGCCATGATCAACAAACTTGTATCAAATCAAGCTTTCATCAGAGAATTGACATCACAGAAAGCCTTTATTACACAACTTGATTCGATTGATATTGCTGCAAATCGTTTTATAGGAGATCGCATACAGTCATCAGATGGCTCTCTTGTATTTGATCTAGTTAAAAATCAATTGACTATGTCAAATAACACAGCAGCTATCGTCCGAGAAGATGCAGGATATCCAACGCAATTTATAAGATACGAGTCTAGCATCGAACAGAATCAGAAGCATTCGAGGACAATTATTGGCAGCAATCGGAATGGCTCAAAAAATTGGAATTCCGTATCATTCTCTGGGATCGTAATAGATAACAACTCGAACAATAGTGTTGATAAAGTTT